GCGTTTTTGAAAATATGCAAGTATACAAATATGAAATGATAACATGTAAAGAAATATAAAAGTTTATACAAAGTATTTAAACTGAAGAAGGATTATTTACGTAATAATCCAGGGTTGGGCAACAAAGCCACCACAAACAAGTAAAATCGACACCAGCACCAGCATAAGTAGTGATAGTGGCAACTTCAGTAGTAGTGGATGCTACTTGTTGTTTGAATGTGATTTCTAAGAAAGAACACTCAATATTGGTTTGATCAGTGGTGTTGCCATTAATCGCATAAGATGGATCGGTGAAATTAAAATTGACACCGCTCATCATTGGTTGACACCAATTTATAGCACCATTAGTGATCGTGTTTGTAAAAGCAGCACCAGCAGTGCCTGATTGATATTGATAGTTCAACCATAAGGCTGTGGCATTACCACCCGATCCACTGTTGATGGAAGATGATATGGAACCTTTACGCTTTGAAGGATTAGTCCAATCTGTTACGCGTGATACACGTACATCACCAACATATGGTGTTAAGTCAGCACATATATTAGCTGAATAATTCACACTACCACGGTATCCACCGTACATCATTGCTATATACGTAATAGGATGTGTGGGCACATATGAAAAATTAGCAATACCGGCAGAAAGTGCCTTAGCAGCAACACTCTGCCCGCTGGGATCAAACCCATACATAGATGGTAAACGACCAAAACTTTTTTCATATCTGATGAAACGAGTGGCTGCGGAAGTACCAACCCATGAAGTATCATACACGCTCATTCTGTGTAGAAGAGTACGAAGAGATGGTACACATTCTCCGAAATTAAGTGCATAACGCTGTGGATGTTGTGATCCAGAATCACCAAATTCTTCTTGTGTAGAATGGATATCAATCTCATCTTTAGCTTGTAAAGCATAAAAAGATGGCGGTGGATTTCCATAACCACTCAATGAAGAACGAGGATTAGCAAATTCCAAATTATCGGCACCATGAACTGATACCAATATGGTAATATTCTGTGGACTCACTGGAGAAACCAGTGGTGTTAGTACAGAAACAATTAACAAACCATTATCAAACATATCATCACTTGGTAATGAATTACCAACTGACCAATTTTCACGCTGAATAGTTCTTGTTCTCAAAAAAGAATAAGCTTGGTGATAAGGGACACGAATAGAAGCTTTATTGTTTTGACCAATATCTAAAATAGTGGTATATACGGTATTCTCAGGTAGAGAAGTTGTACCACCATCACCAAGAGGATCCCAACCAATTTTGAGGCGTCCCTTGTGAAATTTAGTACATACAACTTCGAAATCGAAGATGACATCACCACGCCAGTGTGCAAATAACATACCTACATAGGACATAGGTGTATGATAGATACGTCTAGCAAGCACATTAGCACTAGTATCAAGAATAGGTACGCCTGCAAATAATATTGGTGATACATTAGCATTGAAAATTACTGTATTCATAGTATCACTGGTGCTCCAACCAATTACAGTTAGAGCACTCTTGCGTGTTACAATATTTTGAATACACATTTCATCATCTGCGTTTATACCATGTAACGTAGGATCAATAGATAATTCTTGTTTCGGATCAAGTGTCAATTTATGAATTTGAGCACCAATCTCCGAAGATGCCAAAGAAGGACCAGCATTCGGTATACGAGCTGGGATATCATTTATAACAGGCGTGTTTGTGTAACCAAACATTGCTGCGATATTAGAAACAGCTTTAGCTCCAATCACCGTGGCTCTGGCAAATTTACCTATGACGGGTACATTTGAGAGAGAACCTGCTACTGCTGCAATCGCTGAGGCAGGAGCTGAAATAACACCATCATATTCATCTTTAGCTTGTAGGACAAAACGTGCAGTTGAAGCACAGAGTTCTACATCTTCCAACCAAGCAAAGGTATCAATAGTGATACTTGGTGTGCCCGAGGAAGAAGCCACTCCCAAAATACTAGTGATATAATAATATAGAGCACCCATAGTTTTGGTGTCGGCAGCACTAGTGAGTTTCAACCAATTGTTACATTTGAAAAATGGTAATTCAAGGTGTCCACCAGAGTTGTCTGCAGGATGAATCCATACCCCAGGCAGTTGACTATATGGTACGATCAATGGTAGATCGGATACCGTATTAGTGCGAACCGACGAAGAGCGTGATCCATTATTCGCTGCATTCACATTTGGTTCATAAGCTACACGCATCAAACCAAAATGGAAAGGAGTAGCATTAACCACAAATTTCACGCATAATTTTGCTCTCAAAAAAGCATAATTGTTCAATTTATTTTTTGCTACAGTGTTATTCATAAATAGAAACCATGGTTCTATTTTAGTTCCCAATACACCCGGAAGGTCTGAAGTAGACCAAACACGGGTATCAATAAGAATAGGTCTAGACAAAAATTTAGCCAAAGACGTATTCCTAGTAGCATCGCTAGATGCTATGGGGTTTTTAAGATAATCTGTTGCATCAACATCACCCTCAGAACTATCAACAAAAGTCAACACTTCTGAGGTAAGTGGTGTGGATTCAACAATATCTTGTGATTGTAAAATAAAATCTTTAATACTAAGATAAGGAGCGATTTTACACTCCCAACCTAGAGTGGTATTTTTAGTAACCACTTCAACATTACTCTCATGTACATTCTGAGAGGAGACATTATAAAACTGGAATATAGTATAAAAATATGTAAACATTCACTCTACATATAGTTGGAGACTTTTTAAGTCTCCAGATCCCTGGAGGATCTGTGGAATCTTTCGACCAACTCATCATAAGTTGGTAATGTAGATTCCGTCACATAGAACGCGAAAGGTTCACGCTCCAATAACCCAGAAAAGAAACGGTGTTTCTCCTCAAATTTTTCTCTTCCATAGAAGAAATATTCAGAATTTGCGCTACTAATAACGCTAACCATCTGTTTATAACAATCAATGGTTTTGGATGGTACCCACATAGTGAGTGACTTTATGATGGAGTCTTCTTCTAAAGGACAAACGTAATTCTTTACATCATCATTCCAAATCCACTTTCTTTTTAAAAAAGAACAATCATCAATACTAATAAATGGAGTAGACTCTGATTCTTTATCTGCCATTGTATATTCAACGCCAATTGTAGCTAGCGTGTCTCTAATAGCAGTGTGATTAAACCAATCAGTTTTTCTACTAACACCCATGATATTATCATCGCCATAAGTAAATAAATGTACATTCTCTTTAAAAGAACGTACTTCACGGTTTGGATTTTGAGACATATAACAATATCTCATATACAATGAATTCACAATAGAGTTAATAATGACTGTCAGAGGGTGACCAGAAGGGTTAGTTCCAAAGAATTCTACAAGATCACCATTAATGTTACTTAATGGAAACGCAATATCATTACCAATACACATTAGAACACGGCATTCTTGTTCAGAGAACCCTGCTCGTTTATATATATTAGATATAATTTCGAATGCGGCTAGTATAAAATCAGACAACATTCTTTTATCAAACTTACCATAATCACCAGCGACGATACGATCTGTTCCAAATTCAGTCAAATATGAGTAGATTGTACCCCACTCTGAGGATTGACAGACAGTACCAGGTCCTGCTTCGAAAATAAATTTATTCTTCTGCAATAATCTTACAAAAGATAACATCTTTTTCCTTACAACAATACTCCAAGGTAAACTAGATCCTGTAAAAAGTCTGGTCTTTTTAATTTCCACTTTTTTAAGTGGAGTGGCTTCATCTTTAAGATGACCACTAAATATTGGGAAAAATCTTTTTCCTTCATTATAAGTTTTTTCTATAGTTTCAACCATAGACCAAATTTCGGGACCAAATGTTATACCCTCGGGGTATTTTTCACATATATCAGGTACAATATATTTCTTCTTGGTACAATTCCATGGGAAACCCATGGATGTGTTCGTAGTTAATCTGTCAATATACATAACACCTGGTAAACCATTAACAGCTGCCTTATTGGAAAGAGTTACTAATTCACCCTCCCAACCAATAGGCAATCCGTTGATTATGTCATCAGTGAAACTTTTGGTACATTCTGTTAATATACTTTTTTGATAATTGGCAAATGGTTTGACCATCTCAACGATGTTTTTTCTCCATGGCTCCCACCCTGACATGCAGGGTTGACCATATTCAACTTCCTTATTGTAGTGTTGTAAGAATTCCTCCTGTAGAGGTGTTGCACAAACACTACTACGAGGTCGTGGACGAAATCCAGCAAATGAACCATACACATTTGCTGTTCCCTGCTCTAAATATCTAAAGATACTCTTATGGTGGGGTACAGTAAGTGTATGTTTGGCATCAGCACATTCCAAAATGGGTGCACCTCCGCCTTGCACAACTGGACGTTGGGTAATGCAACTTTGCTTAGCCAAGTTATCGACTTCAGCTAAAGATAATTTTAAAATACCTGCATTATGATTGATACCTAAAATATGGAAACCAATAATAATAGGTCCACGAGGTGTTATAGAAACACACAAGGAACCACACTGACCTACTTCAGTTATAGCAGAGCTATGACCAAAATATATATCAAATTGACCTCTCAATTCTTCAACTGGAGTCTTCCTTAATAAATTTAAAGCAAAAATAGAATTCTTCGAAAGTGTGCCATCCTCATTTCTAATAAGTTCAACAGCACTAGATGGTACCACATCAGATGTAGCCCACCAAGTTGTTATATCCTTAAATGGGGGTAAACAATTGACTTCAAATAAACATAAATCAGTTTTAGTATCAAAAGCTATATCTTCCCTATTTATTAATAATTTAATATTAGGATTGATACCTGTTGCACCGGGTCTTTGAATTATGGTAACCTCATATCTGGAAGCTGCTTTATTAAAAGCATGACCATTGGTGATACATTGCTGACCACGGATAAAGGTTGCACGTAAAACTCGTGTGGCATTTAGACCAATACCTTTAATACGTAATACTACACAATTTTTATCAAACAAATCACGCACACCGTCTTCAGTAATACCAGCCATGCTGGCTGAGGCCCGGGGCACGTCAAAAGTAGTAAGTTCTATGGTTGGATTATACCAAACATTAGATCGTTCTTCTTTTTTCAGTTGATCTTCCGTAGTTTGTAGTATATTACCCTGCAATACAGGAGTCTGTGGTGGTTCATCTTTCATTTTATAAATGTAAGAGGAATTTTCCCACGAACTTGTTTCAACTATAAAAGTTTTACCCGTATTTTCTACCTTCTCTTCTTCTTTTTTATTCTGGCGTTGTGCCATATAAAAATAAGCAGCAAAGGAGGCACTCATTAAAGTAATGCATAAAACAGCGCGTTTCAACCTTGGATCTTGATATATTTCACCAAGATGACCAAAGAAACGCAGAGCTGTCTCATCTGTGGCAGCATAATTGATAAGCATACATGCATATCTACGCGTCACTTGATAATAAGCCACGTAGCGCAAAATTTTTAGAACCCAAGTGAATTCTATAAATTTTGTCATAAACCATACGATTGTGCTGACACCCCAAGTTATGGTGCGTGATTGTAGAACCATGCATTCATCATGAGGTAACGGTAGCATACATTGCTTGCATACGGAAACCGAGAGCATATCATTATTTTTCAACATAGATTTTTTCTGATTTTCAGCATGTTCTTTACATGCTTTACCAAAAAATTGTAAAAATTTGTTGATATCTGTAAAGGTGGCTACCTCTTTCAAAGTAGCATCTTCACGGTGACCATCAAAAACGGGTTTGATTTCTTGGACAGTAATGTTCCAAAAATCAGGAAATTTACCATCTTCAGTTTCCAATTTCTGAGAATCAATGAATACGTTATTAGAATGTGAAAATTCTTTTTTTGGTTTAATTGTTACAACAAATGGTAAACGTCGGCGTACAGCTAAAGGACACCAAAAGTATTCTTTAGCATTTAGTGTACTACAATTGCTCGTAGCTACGACTAATTTGGCCAACACGGGTGTTTTCCCCTTATCTTCTAAGGAAGCTTGGGGGGGTACGTATGGAACATTATTAACAACATTAAGTAAATCTTGCAATGTTGAATCAACATCGGTGCATTTAGTGGGATTGCGAAAAGCAATATCATCCAACTGAATACACCATTTACTAGTGTCGAAGTTGCTCCAATATTCATCCATGGGGTTACGTACATATCGATATTGATCATCCCTATCTAAATCAAACAAACCACCAAAATAATTAAAAAGAACTTTGGTGAAAGCAGATTTAGCTATGCTTGATGAACCATAGACAAGCACACCCATAGGCGCGGCTCGTTCCTGCTGTGCAGCCTGACGTGTTATTTCAGTATTAAGTAACAAATTTAAACTTGCAACTTTACGCTTAATAAGTGTACAATCTACACCAGCAGTGGAACTTGTATATTTAGCATAAGCTTCACCACGCTCAATAGCATCTTTAAGATTAGCCACGAACGTGAAATATGAGGTACCATGAGCGGAAAGATTCCCAACAAATGGTGCCAGACCAAGGATTCTATCGGATTCCTTAGCCCATTTGTAATATTCATCACTAGAATGTATGAATGTAGATATGTCACCAGTGACACGCCATTCACATATTTTTTCGCAAATAAACAATACAGTATCGAAAACGCACATGAAGAAAGCTTTCTTTGAAGAGAAAGCTGATAACAGTGCGCGTTGTTCTATCTTGGAATAATCTTCATCATTGAGTGTTAAACCAAAG